GCTGGCGAAGATGCAGGATTGCCATTTATACAAACACTAAAAGACCTTCGTAAAAATACGGAGCAATACGCTACGGCTAATGCGGATTTAATCGCCAAACAAAAAGAAAAATTAGCTGCTGAAAGGGAGCTTGCCGAAGCCGAAAATGAACTATCTAAGCTACTTGACCCGCTTATTTCCAAAACAAAACTCTATGCTACCGAAGCATTAACGGCTGTGTTAGGTGTATTAAACGACATAACAAGCAGTAGCAGCACTTGGGGCGAACGGATAACGGGAGTTTTGACAGTCGTAAATCCGCTAATTGGACTTTCTGTAAAAAATCTATTTGGCGTAGGCAAAGAAGGGAAACAAGGTTTTGACCTTGTTACTGCCGCTGCCCTCGAAACGAATAAAGCATTACGGGATCAGGTAGGAATTACAGCAATTCTAGGCGATGTAAAGGCTAAAGTTATTCCTGTAGGTATCGCTGCGCCTAAAAAAGATGTAGCGACTGCTGGCGATTCCGAACTCGACAAAAAACGCCGCGAAGATGCAAAAAAAGAATCCGACCGTCGCGCAAAAGAATGGGAATCCGTCAAAGAAAAAGCAGATGCTGCTGCGAAATCTTACGACAAACAAATTATTGCAGCAGAAGCAAATGTTCGCAAGCTACAAGGCGAATTATTAAACGATTCGTTTGATAAACAGATAGCGGGCTTGAATCTTAAAGCAGAATCTGACCTAGCGAACCTATCCAATTTGCGTGAAGTAGCCGATGCCAGGATAAAAACATTGTCAGGCTCAAAAGCAACCATCAAAGCGCAAACCGATGCCATCAATGCCGAGGTCGCCAGCGAAATCACGAAACAAACGGCACTCATCAAACAGCTTGCAGACAAGCAAATTGCCGAAGTAGAAGCCAAACGTGCCGAAGCCAAAGCCAAAGCCGCCGAGTCTATCGCCACAGATGTACGCGCTACGGCGACCACGCTCGTAGAAGGCAAAGCCAGCACGAGTGATGCCGCTTTAAGTAACCTACAAGCCGAACAAGCCGCCAAATTGCGCCTTGTCGAAACACAAGCAATTGAGTATCAATTGACGCTGGAGCGTGGCTTTCGCCAAAATATCATCACGCAAGAGCAATATGATAAGGCTTCGCAGGACATAGAGCTACTCAAAGAAGAAAAGATTTTGTCCATTTTGGAAGAAGGAAGCGTGGCACAATCTACTGCACTCCGTTCTCGATACGATGCACAGATTCGACTTGCAGAACAGGCAACAGAAAATACCATCTCACAGCTCAAAAAAGAAAAAGCTGCCCGAGTTGCTGAAATCAATACGCAAGAAACCACAGGCGTATTGAACCCGAATCAAGCTGCCGAAGCGCGATTAGCTGCCGAAAGAAAGATAAACTCCGCCATTCGTGGCGAAGAAGAAAAGCTCAAGAATCAGCGTATTGCTATTTACCAGGAATATACCAATAATGTAGATAGTATCGCAGACAAGCAGCTCGCACAATTCAAAAGCGTAGAAGCCAAAAAAACGGAAGCCCAGCAAGCTGAACTCGACAAACGCAAAGCAAACGAACAGGCGATGCGCGATGCCGCGATTCAGGTTGCCACGCTCGTAAGCGATACGGCATTTCAGATTGCAGCCCAAAATGCTGAAGCTAAAACCCAAAAAGAACTTAGCGAACTAGATAAATCAAAAACGGCATCGCTTTCCAAAATCGAAAAGGAAAAGTCCGCAGCTATCGCAGCAGCAGGAAATAACTCCGCAGCTAAACAACGTGCCGAACTCGCTTACGCGACCGCTAAGGAAAAAATAGATAGAGAAAGCGAAGAAAAGAAAGATGCTATTCAAAAAGCAGCGCATGAAAAAGAGAAAAAACGCTCCATCGCACAGGCAATTATCAATGGGGCATTAGCGGTTACGCAAATTTTAGCACAATATCCAAAATTTGACTTCGGTGTTGCAACTGCTATCGGCATAGGGCTTGCCGTTGCATCTACCGCCGCGCAGGTCGCTATTATTTCTAACCAAAAGTTTGAAAAAGGAGGTATCGCGCAGGGAGCTCCTCATGCGGCTGGTGGAATTAAGATGATAGATAGCGGTTCTGGAAGGATAGTTGGCGAAATGGAAGGCGGCGAACCTTACATGATTTTATCTAAGGAAACCTATCGTAATAATCGTGGTGTGATAAACCGACTACTACATAGTTCCCTAAATGAGGGGGGCAAGCCAATATTTGAAAAAGGCGGTATTGTAAATATAGCAACTACGCGATACGTGCCAAAATTTGAAATAGGTGGAATTGCCCGCGCTCCAAGCACTACGCCACAAGTACAGCGTGAATCTCTTATCGTAAAAGTTGAAATCCCAGAAATGAAAGAAATGGCGGCACTCGTAACAGAAATACGCGAGCTTGCAGCCGCTATAAGAACACAACCGATTGAGGTCTATGCGCCAGTCGTTATGACAGAAATAGAAACAGGATTGGCAGAACTATCCACGGCTCGCGCCAATGCAAGAGTCGCGTAAATGGTACATTTTTTGTAATAAAAAGAGAACGGGAGTAACAAAAAAGATACATTATTATTTGTTAAATATCAACTAATTACATATCTTTGTATTTATAATATAAACAGTTACTCCCATGATTGTAAGCATTAGTGTCAAAAAACACGTAAAGGCATATATCCTTCGCGTGTACGGTACAGAACTTAGAGCGAAAGGCAACGACGAATTAAGCCAAGAGATAGAATTAGTAATTGCCTCGCTTATGTCAACCTCTACACTTAATACTAAAGCTAACCCAGAAGCAAGTATTCAAGTGCAACTTACGCCCAATCTTGCTAAGCTATATCGCCAGCATGAGCAATATTTTACAGATTTCGATACTTTCTTTTTACGAAGTTTTGATCACGCTCTATTCAACTTCGTGATAGGGCAGTATATTATTTTTGGCGAAATAAATAAGTCTATCTTAGCCTTTTATGAGCTATACAAAATAGAAGAAGACGACCTTCCCGTCGAAACTGCCTACAAGCGATTTCAGCGTTTTTGTGCAGCAAATACTGCTGCAAGATTACTTTGGCAGGACATTAATAAGGCTTATGCAAAAAATGAAAATCGCCGACCCAAACGATGGTTTGATAAGAAAAAAACAAGCTCCTTTTTATTACTACAATAAGATTGTCCTTGTCCATACCCTGCAATGCCCTCATCTTTGTTGCATTATTTCACTCTAAATTCTTCAAAATGAACGGTTCAGAATTTTATGACAAAATTGCAGAAACAACAGGGATGGACGCTAAAGACGTTAAGACTGTTTCGGAAGCAATTTTTGACGAACTTCGTAAACAAGCGAACAATGACGAACGAGTAACGATTAGCAACGTAGGTGCTTTCTATGGTGTTAATGTTGCCGAACGCGTAGGTCGCAATCCTGAAACTGGCGATAAAGTAGTTACGCCCGCGCATCGTGCGTTACGTGTTACCTTCGTCAAAAAATACCGAAAGCTGTAAGTATGAGCGCGAAAAACATTCATATCATGCTCGATGCTGGGCACGGTTGGAACACTGAAGGTAAAAGAAGCAATGATGGTACACTCCGCGAGAATGAATTCAACGAAAGCGTTTTGGCAAAACTCGCTCTCCTCCTTCAACTCAACGGGATTTCTTACACTATTCTTGCACCAGAGTTTCAAGATATTGACCTCGCTATTCGTTGCAAGCGCGAGTATGCAGCGCATTATGCCGCGATGAAATTAGGAAAGGAAACTTTCCTAATTTCTATTCACGCGAACTGGAGTGCTGACCGCCGCGCAAACGGTATCGAAACGTTTTGCGTCAGCGACTACGGCGAAGAATTTGGTAGAAAAATTCAAGAATCTATCGTGCGGGCGACAGGACTTCGCAATCGCGGGGTTACACGCTGCGGCACGAATGGCTATCCAAACTTCTACATCTTGAAAAATAGCGGCTCGACTGCTATCTTATTAGAATGTGGATTTATGAGTAACCCAGAGGAACTAGCACTGCTAAAATCAGATGAATATCGGAATAATGTAGCTCTGGCAATCGCTGACGTTCTTGGAAAAATGTAATGAAACGTGCTAGACATTAGTGTTTAGCGCGTTTTTTTAAATCAATAAAAAAAATGACACATCCTAATCAATTTCGTACTTATTTTAGTGATTTAGTGAGCAATTCGGCAACTAATCCGAATATTCCTATCAAAATAGAATCATTTTACTATGCCGATGCACGTAGGATTATCGAAGCGAACCGTTCCGAAATAGCCTATCCTACGCTTTGGTTAGAAGTGCCGAGCATTTCCGAAAAGCATTTTAGCACGAGTGATAAACGTCTGCGCTGGGATATTACGTTTGCTATCTTAAAGTCAAGCGCGATTGATGATTATGCCTTGCAAAATGAGATTTGGGATACGACCTTTGATATTGCTAAGGGTGTAATCACACAAATAGAAACAGACAAATCAATATGGAAAATGGAAGAAAACAGCCTTGTTTTTGTGCCAATTTCAAATGCGCTAACAGACAACGATTACGGCTGGCGCGTGATGCTCCGTGCTGTTTCTAAACAATATTTTAATACTTGTCCAATCTAAAGACTATGATACAAATAATAGACCCGTTCAAAAATAATGGATTTTGGGCTAAAAACCCTATCTTAATTGGCGTTCAAACAGATGCTTATCTAGCTAATTATAACCAAATGTATGCTTCATTTACGATAGATTTTTCTAGCGGCATACAGTCTTGGTCTATCTTAGAGTTCGCGTGGGGGGCAAAAAAGGTTACTTTTTATGCGCGTTGGACTTGGCAGAATACGGGCTTTGAAATCCCTTCTTTCGGCACACCAACACAAGCAATAATGGATAATCTTGCGTCTATAATTGGCGGCATGACAGATGTGAAAGACGATTGGTTAGTATTAGCGGTCAATTCTACACAATTATCATTTAGCGCAAAAAAAATAGGTTCAGCTTACAGCCTTGTGTCTTTTACTGTTACGAATAATGGACCTAATCAAGTGACAACGGCGGCAAATTTTCTTGGTGTGGATATAGCTTACAATAAGAATTTTAGCATAAGATGTAGAATTAACCTTGCGACATCTAACCAAAAAAGGACAAATAGCAGTATAGAATATAAGCAAGTTGCCACGTTGGTCGGTATTCCACAGGAAGACGCTGCCTTCCCATTTCCTAACCACAGCTGTTATTTTGATGTTGCAGAAATAATTAGCGCGCTTCTTAGCGCGCCAACTCCTTATCACGGATTCAGCGGCGAATATGTGATTGCAAATACGCAAATGCGCGAATTTCGCTTAGATTTTTGCGAACAATTCGGAGAGCCAAAAATTAATTATGCTACGGTAAGCTATATAAATGCTGCTATTTTGGGCGGTTTAGCCGAAAAAGAATTGGTACAAGCTATCCCAAACCGCTATCATTTTCATAATAACCATAGCACTTCAAATCGCTTCATGACTTGGCAGCCGCGCGAGAAATTAGTATCAAAAACTTCAAAAGAGGTATTGCATTTTTATTTGTTCCAAGCCTCTAGTGTACGGAAAAAAACTAAAATCTTTTATGAAAATGGTACTAGCTTAGTTATAAACAGTGGAGGAATGGGTGTTGATACGACTAAGCATAACATTATTGCGGTCGCTGCGGGGTATGCGGAGGAGGGAATTGGATTTTGGCAACCCGCCTACAACGTAACGCATTGGGAGGTTTATTTGGAAGATATGGCTACATTCCAACCTTTGTCCGAAACCTTCAAATTTGTATTAGATAAAAATTGCGGATATGAGCGTAATTTCCTATTCCTAAATGCGCTAGGCGGTTGGGACACAATTCGCACATTAGGAGATAGCCAAACGAGCTTTAGTATTAGCTCGGTAGAAAACGATAAACCACTCGTCTATGTTCCAGCGACAGGTGTGATTACTTATCAAAACTCAAAAGCAGTTGTATCAAAGGAACTCAAAAAGAAAATAAAAGTTACTTCGGGCTTATTGAATAAGACGACGATGAAATACTTGCACGATTTTTTAGCTTCGGAATGTGTTTTTGAAGACATCAATGGCGGTTATCAGCCTATTAGAATTACATCGTCAAATATTTCTACGGTTCAAGAAAGCGATGATTTAAACACATTCGCCTTTGATTATGAATATTTGACAGACGAAAACATTTTTTCCGAGGATTCAATACCAGGTTACTTATACTAGATGAATACATTAAAAATTAACAATCAGGTAGTAAATCTACCTGCGGGCTTTCAAATTCCGATTGAACTCAACAATCCAATCTTTGATAAAGATATTATACAAGGCGAATATAGCTTACCAGTCACGCTTAATATTGACAATACAACGATTTTAGCAATTGGGATAGAGTATTTACCTGATAGTGAAGCTATGCGTGTGAACTTTGATGCTAAACTAACTATATCAGGCTCTGAGCGACCATGTAAATTTAAAATTTCTAAGTATTCTAAAACACCGAACGGCATGAAGCTACAAGGTCAATTTTTGTTTAATAGTTCTTCATTTGCTAATAATATTAATACAATAAAGCTACAAGAATTACTATTAGAAACCTTAAATATCCCTTATCCCTCAATTATTAATTCAACATTAATTACTGCATCACATCGTTTTGAGTTTATTAAAGCTGCAAAAAGTAATTCGGATTTTTATAATTATGTAGTCGCTCCGCTACGTAATGATACCTTTTTTGATGGAGTAAATATACAGGAGTATTGGCAAAATAAATGGGACCCATCTTATCCAAATATTTCAGGACTAACGGGAAATTATGATTTTACAATACCAGACCCTGATGCTAGAGATGCTTTTTGGACACCATTTGTCTATATTAGACACATTTTAAAAAAGATAGCAACTCATTTTATGCTTACCCCTGATTTAAATGAGTTTGATGTAGATGTCGAATTAAAACAACTTGTACTATATAATAATGGCGATGAGTTTAAAGAAATAGTTAAGCCTTTCGGGACATTCTATGCACCGCCTGAAATAATTAACCTGAGTAATCATGTTCCAGCAGTTACAGTTTCAGATTTCTTATTAAATCTAAAAAAGATGTTTAACTTATTTATTTATTTTGATGAAAAAAAGAATAAATTTATAGTAAAGACACTACAACAAATTATTAATCTAAAAGATGAAATAAATTGGACGTTAAAAGTATCTACTTATTATGATATAGAGAAAGTTTTAGATGATAAAAAATTACAATTAATAAGAGCAAATGATACTGCTGACGAGTTTTTTGCTACTGAAAAAGAAACAAAACACCCTGAAAAAGATAGCGAGAATGTAGAGAAAATTAACTTTGCTATTAGTAAATTAAGAGAAGTTATTAGAGTAAATGGTGGAGATAACTATGCTGTAAAAACACCGATTGTTAGGCAACAAGGAGAAATAGGCTCTTTTGATAAAAGGGCATATAGTATGAAACTAATGTTTTATCGTGGGATGGTACAGACATTAGGGGTACAGGGTAATACTACGCCATCGGGAGAATATCCTTACTTAAATGGAGATAGCTTTGACCAGTATGGAAACGATATATATAATCGATCATTAGATTTAGATGGAGACAAAGGTCTTTACAAACAATTTCATGAAAACTGGTGGAGCTTCTACTCCAAGCATCGAATCCTTACCCTAACCGTAACACTAACAGCAGCAGAAATTTTTGACTTAGATTGGACTAAAAAAGTGAGAATACACAATAGCCTTTTTTATATCAAATCCATCAAAGGAAATATTGGCAAAGCAATTGAAAATAATATGACGGTAGAGCTGGTCAAGTTTGAGAATTAGGCTTGTCCTTGTCCATCCCCTCGAATCCCTTCATCTTTGCACTGATATATTTTTTAACAAAAAAAAACTGCAAAATGAAGTTCATTTTCCGACTCCTTATCGCTTGTGCGATTTTTGCGTTTGCTCCGAGTCCTAGTGTCGAAGCGCAAACCCCACGCGGCGGTCCATCTTTGGAAGCTGCGATAGCAGAGCGACAAGCTCCAGTTGCCTTTACGAACCCTGCAAATACCTTGCAAGAGGTAGATGTTGTCGAAAAAGCAAGCGACATTATTCCTGCGTTAGATACGTTGCAACCGTCAGAAATCCTAAATTATGTGGATTGGTTAGAAATTGCGTTGATTAACCTACTTGTATATTTGTCTGCATTTATACCTGGTCTTAATCAAATAAAAACTAAGTCGCGTGCGATTTCAATTGGTCTATTAGTTGCTTACGGATTCTTTCAATTCAAAGGCGGATTTTTCAAAGCCGTACTAAGTTATTTTGGGTCGCGGAAATTTTACGATTGGATTCTTGTGAATCTTATCCCGACTGATAAGATTCCCTTTTGGTTAAGGGCTTTATTTTCACAACCTACTGCACCAGCAGAGTAACCCCAAAGAAAAAGCCTGTAGCACGAGTTGCTACGGGCTTTATTTAATTCATTTAAAATCCTTATCATAATGTTCAAAAAGATTCTTTTCTTTTTTATCCTTGGCTGTATCGCCATGAGCGCAGAAGCGCAATTAATCCAACAACCTTCTTCCCTTTTTAGCAAAGCTGAACTCAATGACATCTTAGATACAGATGGTCAAATCATGTTCAAAGCAGACTGGTACAAGGATGTTACACCTACGCCATCGCGTCCAATCTATGCTATCAAAACACCAAAAGGAATTAGCTTCGATACCTTATATCAAGTGGTCGCCGCGCGCGTAGCATCAGGCTCACAATTGCCTTCTGATTGGTCAGCTATTTCGGGTGTGACCCGAATTTTAAATAAACCTACACTATTTAGTGGTTCTTATATAGATTTATCTAACAAACCTACCTTATTCTCAGGTTCTTATATGGATTTAAGTAATAAGCCAAGTTTGTTTTCGGGTAGCTATATAGACCTCTCTAATAAACCTACATTATTTAGTGGTTCTTACGTAGATTTAACTAATAAACCTACGATTCCGACCTTGGTGAATCCTGATTGGAACTCAAGTAGTGGATTTAGTCAAATCCTAAATAAACCTACAATTCCCGCCGCTCAAATAAATTCAGATTGGGATGCCGTGAGTGGATTAGGGCAGGTTTTGAATAAACCTACGATTCCGACCTTGGTGAATCCTGATTGGAACTCAAGTAGTGGGTTTAGTCAAATCCTAAATAAACCAACGATTCCAGCAGCTCAAATAAATGCCGATTGGAACGCTGCAAGTGGATTAGGCGAAATATTAAATAAACCTAGCTTATTTAGTGGCTCTTACGTCGATTTAACGAACAAGCCAACCATTCCCGCCGACCAAACACTAAGTATATCGGGGAATGATCTAAGCATTTCTGGAGGGAATACCGTTACATTGCCCAGCTCAGGCGGTGGAGGTAGCAACATACAAGTATTTACAACAACAACAACATTCAGCACAACGAACGATGTGTCCGGAGATGAACTTACCGCGTTTAATTTTAACTGTGTCGCTGGGAAAATTTACAAGTTTGAATATACGTTCCCGTTCGTCACTGCTAATGCAACTACGGGTATAAAAGTCTGGTCACAACCTTTTGACGGAAGTAACCAAACACAAGGATACTTCCAAGCCTCTTTAACTTCTGCTGCTGCTGCGACAGAGATGAAACAGCCCATTCCAGGCGTACAGCCATTTGTTACAACAGGAATGTCTGCGGGTTCAACGGGGATTTTGCAAGTTTTTTTTATTTACAAATGCACGGTAAATACGACCAAGACTATTCGACTAGGCACAGAGATAGCGGGGTTGGCTGCTCAATTCCAGCCACATTCTTCTTTAATTGTCACCACATTAAATTAAAAAATATGAAATTATCAGATAAAATAAAAAAACACCTAAATCGTAGCAAAAGACAAGTAGAGGAAGATGTAACGATAGCGTGTGCCTTATTAGAGCAAACACCTTATCCGAATACCGCATTAATCGCAAAAGCGCGATTGATGAAGTCCGAATATTTCTTAGGTTTCATCGAAAGTGGGCTTGAAAAGTATTTGCAGCAAGAAGAAGAACGTATTGTGCAAGAAGAAACTACTGCAATCCAAAATGCAGAGATTCTAGCACTTCAAAAAGAGCAAAAAAAGAGCTTAGAGGTACAGGTAAAAGAAGTTATTCAAGTAGCGATTGATAGTAATCAAGTAGTTCCAATGCCTAAAAAGATTATTCCCGTAGGAAATCAGGAAGAATTTAATAAGCAAGTAGCTTTGAAAAACTCACTTATTACAGCTCGAAATTTGGAGCTGAATAAATTAGCTGATTTTGCCGAAAGTGATAATGCTGGACGTAAAGCAGTCTTAGATGAAGTAACTTTTATTAATGAAAAAATAACGGAGGTATCAAAGCGATTAGATATGTTAGAAGCAGGTACGCCAGCAGTAGAGCTTGTCGTTACCGCTAATCCTGACCTCACGCAGCAAATAAATAACCTTCGTAGCCAAATCACAAAGACAAACGCAAGTATTAAAGCTGCGAGGTCGCCAGCGAAAAAGAAACGCTACGAAGATAAATTAGCGAAGCTAACAACTACCCTAAATGAACTCTACGAAATTAAGGCTGACCGCCAATAATCTCACAAAAGGGATGAAAGATAGTGACCGCTTAGATAAAATTCGCGCATACTACATTGACTTTCAAGACCTTACGCATACTCAAGAAGAAGCCCGACAACGCATAGAAGCTTGTCGGGCTTTGTTAGCCGAAGGCTATTCCAAGGCACAAGCAGCGAAAATGCTAATGTCCAGCTACGGCATTGCTACCTCTCAGGCATACCAAGTTGTACGCGATACTTACGATATATTTGGCGATGTTGCCGCTGTTTCCAAGGATGGTATGCGCGTAATGCAATTGGAACAATATCAACAAATGGCAGCACAATTCAAATCCGAAGGCGAAAACGCGCTTTGGATGGAATGTATGAAGCGTATAGATAAGATTTCGGGCTTAGAAATAAGCGATAAAGACAAAGATAATGCCTTCGTCCACTTGCTAACCTTGCCAAAAACTATCCTTTTAACCAACGATTTTGCGGCTTATACCGAAGAAATCGAAGCTGAAAATAGCGATTATGAGGAAATCTAAGCGCATTTTTATAAATGATGTCCAAAAGGAGTTCTACGCAAATATGGCTAAGACAAAAGTCTTAGTCGGTGGACGTGGAACGGGTAAGACTGTAGTCGAAGGTGTAGAAACCTATCGGAATGTAGAAACCATGCCCCGATCCAAAGGCTTCATTTTGGGCATGACCTATAACCAAATACTGAACATCGTACTACCTCCAATGGAGGAAATGTGGGCAAGATATGGCTTGATAAGACATACGAATAATACACCAGGACATTATGTTATAGGAATTAAGCCTCCCGCTTATTTCAAAAATGCCTACCAAGAACCTAACGATTACTCTAATGTAGTTTCGTTTATAAATGGTAGCCGAATCGTACTTGGCTCAATGGATCGAAAAGGGGCATTACGTGGGCAAAACTTCGATTGGGGCATTGTAGATGAAGCATTATTAATTGATAAAGAACGTTTTTTCAAGGAGGTTCAAGCAACAATTCGTGCTAACAAGTACCGTTTTGCAAAGTTCCCAAGACATCATTCGCTAACCTTCGCTACCTCAATGCCTTATGAATCTGAGGCATTGTGGATTTTAGATTATGAGGAATTATTCAAAGAAAATCCAGTAGAATATTTTTTTAAGGAAAGTACCGTTTATGACAATGTACAGATATTAGGCGAGGAATATATCGCCAGAATGAAAGCTTCAACACCACCTGCAATTTGGGCGATAGAGTATATGAATCAGCGCGTTACATCGCTTTCGGGAGGTTTTTATAATGAGTTCAAAGATACTTTACATACCTATTATGACTCTTATGACTACGACCACGACGATTATACAGGCAATACTGCTATCAAAATAAAAGATTATGACTCTAAAAAAGGCTTATTAATTAGTTGGGATTTTGGTGCAAAATTCACTTGCATGATTGTAGCACAGGAACATGGAAGAAACCTAAATATAATTAATAGCTTTTGGGCAAAATCTGACGATGACACTTCGGGCGGTTCTGTTTTAGAGAAGGTATTGAAGCAATTTGTATCACACTATCGCGGGCATCAAGCGCCAATCGAATGTTGGGGCGATCGAAATGGTAATAATCGTGATGCGCGTAGTACCTACACGATGTACCAAATCATCGAACAGGAGTTACGAAAAGAAGGTTTTCAAATATCCATTATGGTACGCGGACTTGACCCTGAGCATAAGGTCAAAAACTATTCTATCAATGAGATTCTATCTGAACGTAGAGCAAATACACCGCGCATAAGAATCAATCGAAATACTTGTAAAGACTTGATTATGAGTATCAAGCTTACGCCAATCATTGATGATTTTAAAAAAGATAAAAAATCTGAACGTCAAAAAATTGGACAAGAAAAAGCGACACACTTAGGCGATGCTTTCGATAACCTAGTACATCCAAAATATGGTCATTTGGTTAATCCAAATGATTTCCATATTGAGGTAATGATGATATAGTTGTCCTTGCTCAGACCTTATGCCAACGGTAACTTTGTGCAAAAATAGACATCATGCAAGAAATTTCAGTCGCACAAATGTTCGCCGCAATGGAAGCTGCTACAGATACCGACGAGTTAAATCCATTTTCTTTTACTTATGTAAAAGCAGATGGTTCGCTCAAGAAAGTAGCGCGCGCAGTAAAAGGTTGGAAAGCATCAGATGCTACCCAAGCAGCTAAAACAACTACATTAATAGAACCCAAATCAAATTCAAAATATAGAACAAATTTGAAGGCGAAAAGGCTTGTGCTTTTGAAAGACATGGATAGAAAAGACGAGCCACCGCATAGCTACAAGTTTGACCAAATTATTATTTTTAACGGTTTTAAAGTTCGCAGATAATGGGTACACACTATATTACACCTCTAACAGGTAAGATTTATTGCGATTTTCGATTAAATAATCTGTCAAAAGAAATCTATTTACCTAAAACAACAATACAATTAATATTAGAAAAAAAAGGTGTTGATTTTAATTTTAACCCGCAAAAATTTATAACATGGAAGTAATGTTTGTAGGCAAGCCAAATAACGGAGCAGTTGTCCAATTCACACAAGGCAAGCCGCAAAATGACCGTATGGGAACGAAGCGCGGCAAGGCAAAAGCTATGAAGCCTTGGGTAGAATGGTATCCCGAAAGCCGTAACCTTGAGCCTGATATTATCTTAGAAGATGTCTATAAAAGCAATATTAACCCTGGTCTAATTAAGACCAAGGTAGATTTTATTTGTGGCAAAAAAATATTCGTCTATACGGAGTCCGAAGATGAAAATGGTAAGACTATTATCAAAAAAGTAAAAGACCCCGAGGTAGAAGCCTTCTTTTATAGCAATAATGTACGCAAATGGTATCGCAATTCTGCTACGGATTTACTTCATGTAGGTAGTTTTTTCGCACAATTTCGCCTAAATATTCTAGGGAAAGTAGCAAGAATTAATCATCTTGATGCTTCTACGGCACGTTGCGAAGTAATGAATGAAGGAACAGGCGAAATAGAACACTACTATCTTTGTGCTGACTGGGGGAATACGCCAACCTTTGATGAAACAAAACCTAATAGTCCTGAGAATACTGTTACTCGCTACCCATCTTATAATCCAATGGATAGATGGAATGGCTATCCAAGCTGTATCTATCAGGGCAAAGATTATGTTCCGGGCTTTCCATACTATCCACCCCCATCTTGGCGAGGTGCAATGAATTGGATTAAGCTCGCCAATGAGATTCCAATGTGGCATATTAACGGATTGAAAAACGGTTACAATCTGCGTTGGCATATCAAAATTCCAATGTCCTATTTTAATCAGTTTCCTGAAAATCAACGCGATGCAAAAAAAACGGAGTTACGCGAAAACTTAAATAAGTTCTTGTCAGGAACAGAGAATGTTGGCAAAGCATTTATATCATTCCTTACGGCAAATGGCATATCAAATGATGAATGGAAGATAGAGCCATTGACAACTGACTTGAAAGATTCTGCTTTCATCACGCTATTTGAGCAATCAAATACAGCTATGACATCTGCACATGGCATTGACCCAACCTTGGCGGGAATTGCTTTACCAGGAAAACTAGGTAGTGGTTCAGATAAGGAACATTCTTATAATATTTTTATTGCTACCGCAGTACAATCGTATAGAGATATTCTCTTAGCTCCACTTTATGAAATCGCTAGGTTAAACGGCTGGAATCCTGAGTATAAATTTGGTATAGAAGATACGATTTTAACCACATTAGATAAGAATCCAAGCGGCTTTAAGCCAAAAAACGATTAGTGAAATTTGTTATATCATGCAAAAGTTTAACTTAAAATGGGGCGAAGAAACCTTTGGCGTTCACGAAACTGACCGACATAAAGCAATTGACCAGTGCATTTTTATTTTGAAAATGAAAGGATATCGCAATATCTGTCCAATAGATTTTGAAGATATAGTATGAAAAAATATACGTACTACAATACAATCAACGCCGCTGACTATGCTACCCGCGCAGTCAGCGGCGATGCTGCTCAAGAGTATGATAAACTCATGCACGATATGTTTGAAGACTTTCAAGACTTCATTACGGCAATTATTGTACTCCAAATCCAAAAAAACAAGCTCGTCGCTACGGGCGAAACGCTCCAATCACTCGCCGTAGAATTGCACAAACAAGGCGCAGTAGCACTCTACGAACTCCAAATAAACTTCGCGGATAATGCTCGCTTTCAGGACTTCTTAAAAGCCCTCTATCGCAAACGTCCAGCACTAGGCAGCGATGAAGACGGGCTAATACAATGGGTAAAATCAAAAGGCATTTCTAATTTCAAATATATCTCAGGTCAAAAACCTGGCACCATTCCAAACAACAATTCCAAAGCTGCATTACGCCTTGCATGGGCTATTGCAGAAAGCCTTCACGACAAGTACGATGGCACAAAAAGGAACAAGGCTGGCGGTTGGTACTCACAAACGATACTACCCGAAACCTACCGTTTTATGAGCATCACGCAAGGAGCATCAGCTTCATTTTTGCGAAATTTCTTTTACGAAGCACTCAAAACGCTTGAAATCCAAGCATAAAAAACAATGGACGTAACAATAAATAACGAATCTTACTATGTCCCTTCTACTTGGGGCGATCTAAATCAAGAAGAAGTCCTTCTTTTTTGTCAAATCCCTTACGCCACTGCGCCCCATCAAGCTAGGTTACTCCTACTTTCTATGTTTATCCCTTTCGATAAACTAGAATTATTAACAGCCGAACAGCTCACGCAGCTACTAGATAGCGTATTTGCTTTTACGGAAACCAACTTCACAACGCCACTCATCAAGTATTTTGAAATAAAAGAAACTAAATACCTACTACCCGATGCCGAGTTCGCCAACCTCAACATAGCCGAATTCGCCTATGCAGATAACAACTACCAAGAGTTATTCGGGATAGGAAATCATGCTAACCAAGCCAACCCCGCAGCGATAAATAAACTTATTGCTACACTTTGCCGTCCCCGTCGACAGCAGGTCGAAATCGAAGACCCAAAATGGAACGGCGACTACCGCCAAACCTTTAACCCCCATAAAATCCCAACCGAACTATTCTCTACCGAACTATCCGAAGCCCAGCGGCTTTACTTTCTCAAATATTATGAGAGCTGCAAGGCGGCTCTCTATCAAAAATATGAGATTATATTCAATAAAAAGAAGACAAAACAGAACACTAATAAATCCTTCAAACAAACTATAAATTTCGGATGGGCAGGTATTATATTCGACCTAGCGGAGGCAGGAATCTTCGGAGAGAAAGACAAGGTCGCCTACGAAAACCTACACGACATCTGCTACTACCTCTCTAAAAAACAATATGAGTTCGATGCCCAAGACATTTAATATTTAGCAATTGCCAAAAAAATACCGCAAATATCCTTTGCGGTATTTTTTTTCATAAATACCTAATAATCAGCAACTTATTACATTTTTTGCTTTTTTTATTGCGGTGTTTCACGCGCTGATGTGCGGTGCGCCCTATACCTTTTTTGGCAATTGCCATTTTTTAAATGGTGTTATCTGTACAGGGAATGTCCTTGTCCAGCATGAAAATAATTCCGACACTTGCACTTTCTTAATCTTAATCTATAAAATGAATCAAAAACAAGCGGCGGCTATACGCACACCTATCACTTATTATGGTGGTAAACAGAATCTTGTGGGTGCCATCTTACCTCTTATTCCTCTACACAATTGTTATGTAGAACCCTTCTTCGGAGGAGGAGCTATTTTTTGGGCGAAACAACCGTCGCAAGTTGAAGTGATTAATGACTTAAATCAATTTGTGATTAATTTCTACCGCATTGCTAAAAATGAGTTTAATGCTTTGCAGGAACTCATATCCGCTACACCTTTGAGCCGTATTTGTTATAAAGATGCTCAAATAATGTATGACAATCCGCATTTGTTTTCTGACCTTCAAAAAGCGTGGGCATTTTGGGTTTTGACTAACCAAGGTTTTGTTGGAAAAATTGGAAGTTGGGGCTATGGAACAAAGGATAATAAACGCGAATTAAATATTGCTAATAAGCGTTTGCAATTCAAAAACAAATTTAGTGAGCGTTTAGAGTTAGTACAAATGGAATGTTCTGATGCTAATCGAATAATTAAGCTAAGAGATAGAGTGGACACATTCTTCTACTGCGACCCTCCGTATGTTGGGTCTAATCAGGGACACTATGGCGGCTATACAGATGAACACTTTGGCGAGCTCCTTACTAGCTTAAGTAATGTACAGGGTAAGTTCTTATTATCTTCATTTCCAAATGAATTACTTAACCAATTTACAAAACAGTTCGGTTGGCATACAATAGAAATAGAGATGCCATGTAGTTCTTCCAAGGATCGAAAGATTAAAAAAGAAGTGCTAACAGCGAACTATGATATTAATGCTATGAGAAATAATGCTCACGCGGTGAGCGATGTATAAAATTTTATACTAAGTATGTTTTTTTAGGCATTAATAGCCTACCCTAGTTGCAGGGTAGGCTATTTTTTGTTAAAAGCTACCCTTTTTATGGTATTTTTATAAAAAGTAATAAAATAATTACTTTTTTATTTGAATATAAGTAATAAATACATTACCTTTGTAGTATGAAAGCAAGGGAGTTAATCAAAATCATCGAGGGTGTAGGTTGGTATGAAGTGCGGCAGAAAGGAAGCCACAAGGTTTTCCAAAATGCGGAACAAAACTTCAATATCGTAATACCTGACCACGGGGCAAAAGACTTAGGTGTCGGATTGGTTTCCAAGATTTTGAAACAGGCAGGGCTTAAATAGCCCTGCTTCCCTTGTTTTTTTATTAATTAATTTAAAAATAATTTAGAGATGAATTTAACAATCGTTTTGGAAAAAAGTAATGGCGAATGGTGTGGTAGTTGCGATGCTCCGCACACCTTTATAAGCACGACAGGCGAAAGCGTTGAGGAGATAAAATCAAATGTTGTTATGCTTTTAGAAGACCATTTGGAGTTTGATGGCGCAACACAAGCGGAATGGCAAGGGATTACTATTAATGATATTGGTTTTGATTATCAGTATGATTTGAGTTCTTTGTTTGAGCAATTTAAGGTATTGAATGTATCTGAAATTGCGGCAAAGGCTGGCGTAAATAAGAGCCTGTTATTGCAATATAAGCGCGGACTTAAACACGCTTCACAGAAGCAAGCAAAACGAATTGAACAAACGATACATGAATTAGGAACTGAATTATTGGCTGTTTCGGTGGCGTGACGATAAGAAAACAATAACATTTTTCTTGCGAAAATAAAGCGCAAGTAGCTTGCACGTTTGAAGGAATACCTCGTACTTTGTAGTATCAAAATTAATAATTAATCAATTCATAATCAAATAGTTACAAATATGAAGGCAGTTTATATTAATCACGCAACTCAAGATACTTACACCTTATACGGCGAGGATATGACAATTTTGAAAGCAAGCAACCTAATCGAATTTGCTTGTCAAAGAAATGGCTGGCGGCACTTTGATGTAACATTTAAAGTTGTTGCTGTGTGAAATTTAGGATTCACTCCCCTATTTAGGGGTGTTTATAGATTAGATTAAAGGATTGCCTACTACTCATGACGAGTAGTAGGCTTTTTTAGATCTGGTCCGATACTGGTTAATTTTATCGCGGTATTCACTTTATACTCCATGTCTAAATATATTTCGGTGGTTCTTACATTTTTATGGCGGAGATGCTTGCTGATTGCCAACACATTTACCCCTGCTTCTAATAAATCCTGACTACCCTTATGCTTCAAACGATACATCGTTAAGCCTTCGGCATTGATTTCTCCTTGCTCATCAAGTTTTAATAGATACTTTCTAAACCGATTATAGATAGCATTTCGCCCACAATGCTTCTCTTTTTGCGGTTTTAATCCTTTACCTGCCCCGAATATGTACCAATTTTTAGGAATATGCTTTGTGAAATCTTTGAAATAATCAACAAGGTCGTCGGGGATAGTAACGAACTGGTCCGCTTCGTTGGTCTTGGAAATTGACCCTTCAATTCTAATTAATTGTTTGGCGAAATCAAAACAATTTGGTTTCAACGTAAGGAGTTCCTCTTTTGACCTGATAGCACATCGATAAACGAGCATCATTGCAAAAAAAGCCAACGGGTCTTTTTCGGCAACGGAATCAAAAAGGATGCTCAGTTCTTCATTTTCATAATTCCGTGATTGTTTGTTTCCCTCTTTATATTCTTTTTTGCTTAAAAAATGGTTTTCTTTTACGTACTTTCTATCCAATAAGTAATTAAATATCCAAACGCCGCGCCCTCGGTAATTATTTAAAGTTCGACCTTTCAAAGGTTCGCCTTTACGGTTTCGGCAATGTGCAATGAGATAGTCAAAAAAGGAATGAATATGGTTCTCCGCAATGTCTATTGCCAGTAGCTTATCCAGTTTGTATTTCAATAAAAAGGGTTCAAAACGATTACAGAATGTATCAACATCTTCTTTCGTTTTCTGCTTGTTTGTTGCCGATTTCATTATCGTTTTGATTTCGGCAAGAGCTTGCATTATCGTAATAGAGCTATCTGGTGTGATAGTATCTATTTTAAGTTTAAACTTCGCTCGGATTTGATTAATGTAAGATTGCGCTAATTCTTCGCGTTTGGCGAGGTCTTTTTCGCGGTTTATGTCGAAGGTTTGGCGAACTGCTGGGTATATCTTTTTCCCGCCCTGGTCTAACTGATAATACTCAATTAGCCAGTAGGTCTTGTATTTCCGCAATTCGGGTTCGGTAATAAGTTGATGTGTAGGCATTTTTTTTTTCTCAGATGTTTGTGCAACTCTGAAAAAAAGTCTGAAGAAATAGGATAAATAACAAACGCTTTGATTATACAAAGTATTGATAATCAAAGCGTTATTTTAGATTAAAGGCTCTTGTATGTACCGGAGGCGGGACTCGGGTACTGCAAAAATAAAGCCTATAAACAACTGACTATCAATATATTATATATTTACAATAACTAAATAATTTGTTTTTTATGCCTATTTCGGAATACTTTTCAGACTTTTTTCAGAGTATAAGTATTTGATTATCAGTTATTTAATAACTCTACGAGCCTGTTTTCATCTATAATGTAGATGTATTGTATATTATTATTTTTTATTCAATTCCTTTTTCAATTGTTCATTTTCTTTCCGCAATGCGTCCATTTCCCGAAAAGAGCAGTCGCCCCCTGTCAAGACACACATCAAATTTTCCTTTTTATTGTAAGTTGCTTCATCTTCTTTTGCTGTTGTAACAATCTTTTCAATGTTGTAAATATTTTTACTAAATTGTAATCCAATTCCTCTTAATAGCCATTCAGCGCTAACCTCTGGATAACCTTTTAATATTTGTATTAATATGTCGGAACGCAAGTCTTTGTCAGGATTTTTGCGCCAGTTTGCTATATTCGAGGAAGATATACCTGTTTTTCTTGTAAAATCAGCCTCGGGGTTTTCCATTGCGACAAGTTCTAAAATGCGATTTATTAGATTCAATTTGATTATTTTTAAAATTTTATAAAAATATTTAGTAAATATTTTGATAATTATAAAAATCATTACTATCTTTGCAGAAAGATATTAATAATAATAGACTTAGCAATGATTTTAAGAGAAAAAATGCCAGATGGCTTACAAAAAAAAATTGCGGACAAATATAAGGTGTCGCACACTAGGGTTCGCCAGATTTTTGAAAAAGGCGTGTTTCAACCAGATTTTAAGGAGGTATCTATCGAAGTGATAGATACTTATTTAGAAGAAGTAATAACTTTATGTGAATGATTAAAAGAGCAAATCCAAAAAGGAAGAACACCGCACGATCGTTTTTTGAAACAAAGAGCATAATAAAGATAATTTTCATTTGGTTTTTTTGGGGTTATTTCGCACCCCCCTATTTTGGGGGGGTGCTTTTGAAAAGAGTATTGTATAATCAATATAGATAAATGCCCAGAGCATTTATTGGAAGTAGCCGAAATAGGTAGAGGCGGAGGAATAAACCTCGCAGTGCGAAGAGTAAAGGGAAAGCTCGAGATAGACCCTTAATGGATAGCTTTGGAGGGTTCGAGTCCCTCCCTTCTTTTTTTTACAAAAAAAAAACCTCCTACCCTTTCGGGCGGAGGTCTAAGATATTGCAGTAAGAGCTGCAATAACCTTTACAGACTGCAAAAATAGGTCAAAAAGGTTAAATAAACAATTTTTTTTAACAAAAAATCCTTTACAGAAATGACAGTAAAAGACAAATCCGCAGAAATGCAGACAACCGTACCCACTACAGAGGAGGAAATAACAAACAATAATCGGTTTGGCTCTATCCGCGATGCGCTAAATAGCGTAACAATTCCAATTCAATTTCTTTGGGCTGCCTTAGAAATTACTGCTTTGGCAAGCCTTATTGCCAAGGGGTTAAGTTTTTATCCAACCCCTTCTTGGGTGCCTTTTTCCATCTCAGCACTCGCTTTAACATTTTTTCAAAAACTTCTAAAAGCTAGTTATTGTCAATGGCTAGCCGACCGCCACACGCTCGTCTTCCGACCTGAGAAAGCAATAGAAATGAAAATTAAAAATGTTGAACGCCTACCCTATACAGCACTTGTTGTTGCAGCTTTCATGTTCTTGCTATCCGTGACGGGGACACAAAGTTTAGTTGAAACGTATGGCTATAAAGCATCGCACCGCGAGCTTAACACCAGCCATTTTGACGAAACAATAGACTTGGTTAGCAATCAAAAAACAACATCTCAATTAAACATTGAGAATAGAAATAAGGCTGCTAGAAATGAAGAGTCCGCACGGCTAAATCGTGAAATTGCTAATCTTGAAGTAAAACTGACGCGTGTTCGTGCTAGTGTGAATAAAAAAAGAGAGGATGAACGCGCTTGGATTAGGCATTTAATTGCCGAAAAAAAGAATGAACTAGCTATAATTGCGGCACGATTTACAGCAAAAACACAACGTGAAATAGCTGAAAGTAATGCTAGATATAGCACACAAATAGATAGTTTAGCTATATCGAAGCAGCGAGCAATAGATACGAATCAGACATACAATTCAACTCAGGATAGCTTAGAAGCGAGTAGTAAGGCTAAGGGATTGCCAACTGGTATTATTTGCTCTACCCTATTGCTTCTTATATTCGCAATTTCGCAGTGGAAATTGATGTATTATAATGTACTGTGCAATTTATACGACCAGCACCACTATGGGTTTATACAATCTATTGGTGGACCAGTCGGCGCATGGAAAAAAACTATCTCTAATCTTTGGAATGAGATAGGTACAGCATCAGCAACAGCCTTTTACAATCGTTATACGCCTAAATCTATAAACGCCCCAAATACGGAAATAAATGTAAATAGTACCAAATCCAGTTCGTCGGCTACATCGTCGGCTACAGCTATAACTGGCGTAGCCACAGCTAGTTATGAAGAAATAGACGCTAGATTTGAACAAATACGTAGGCGTTGCAATAATAATATTTCTTTTTGGGAACGAGGAAAACGGCGTACACAAAAGACTTGTGATAATATTACTAATTATCTAATACAATTAGACTCCTTATTATTAAAGACGAGCGATGCCAACCAAAAAGCACAGGTTCTTACATATATGTCTGATGTTCATAATAAGTTAGAAACTTTTAAAAACTACTTAAATCCAACATTATGAGCATCGTAATATCTATCATACAAGCATACGCGCAGGAGCGCGATGTGCTAAGTTTCGACTATAAAGAGTCGAAGAGAACACAAGGTGCATTTCACTTTGAACTAAAATTCCCAACAGCGATGCAAGCGCATAGCTTTTGCGATAGGGCAGATAAAGGTTGGTCGCAAGTGATTATAACTGAAATCCTACAAGATGAGAATTTGGTTGTTTTGATTGCAAAAGAAAAGGAGGTAACTAATGCGTAGCAAAACATTTCTAATTACTTATTGCATCGCCAATACAACTGAAAGAAATACAACGTTTCTTAGAGCTGTTTCTAAAAAATCGTGCATTGTCCAATTTTACAAAATGTATTTAGGAAGGTGCATTTTGGATATAAAAGAAGGAGGTTAAAAATGAGTAATATTGAGAAAAAAAAAGCAGAACGTGATCGCATTATAAAAATAATGTGCGAAATCGAATTAGAAATTCATACATTTAATAAGGAGCTCAGGAAGTTAAACGCTGAGAAATATTACCTTGAACGTCAAATAAAAGGATGTAGGAAATGACAATGAAGGAACATCAATAGGTAACAGGAAACAGAGCCGCAAACTGTAGGAAGGGTAGCGGCTCATCAAACTAAACATACTACGAGAAGATATTTTTTAATAACATTTTAAAATTTATCTCATGTTGATTTTATTAATTTCATTGTTTCCGCTTACAGCTATTGTAGCGGAATATCTAAAGAACTCCGCTAAGATTCCCTCTCGGCGGACATAAGTTTTGTTGGTTATATTTGTTTTTCGATGCCGCCTTGGCAAAGGTCAAGGCGGTATTTTTATTGCTTATTCTTAAAAATATGTTAGAATAAATTATATGAAAAAATGGCAGATACTAGCAAGGTGTAACGTAGATTATACATTGCACAAGCTATATTTTTTAGGTAAAACTAAGACCGAAGCGAAAATCGCTTTCAATAATCTCTATTCAAAAAATTTTACTTATGCTGGTCAATTTGGCTGCGTGAGTATGTATTTATAAAAAATTATGTCAAATACAACATTCATATATAAACAAGTCGAAGTGGAAATCTTAAAAGAATTTTGCTTTGAAGGTCGTTGCTTTTTTATCGTAGATGCCGACCAATTTGAATCGTATCTATTACTTACTGATACTGGTATCAAAGTAGCTGAAATTCGCCTAGTTGGTTCTGTCGAGATAGCGACAAAATCCGCGATTAAGTTTTTAAGTTGTATGTCAAATCTAAATATAAACTTAAATGTATGATTGCTAATGCTGAAAAAATAAAAACCTCCGTACTGATGACAGAAGTGCTAGAACATTTTAATATTAATGTTCAGTACGGCAAATGTGCGTGTCCAATACATCAAGGTAAAGACAAAAACTTTGTTGTAAAAAAGGAATTTGCAACTTGTTTTTCCCAATGTGGCGGTAAAACATGGGATGCAGTAGGTTTTGTGATGGACTATTGCAACATGGATTACCGCGAAGCTTTGGAGGAATTAGCAAAGATTGGCAAGGTATCTATTGAGTACCAAACAGGTAATTATGACCATTTTGTAAAGGTAACTAAGGAGGAGAAGGAGCATAAGCAAGTGCTTTGGGAATTGAATAAAAGTGTCGCAAATGCTTATTTTGCCAACTTTTTGAGTATTTCAAAAGCGCAAGGCTTTGATGAAAAAGATGGTTTTTGCATTGATAAGCGGGCGTACAAATTTGACACAATTAAGGCTTTTGGCGTAAGCTATACGCTTGGCTCTTTTCTGATAAAAGAGTTTGTTTCGAGAAGGTGGGAATATAAACACCTCGAAGAATTAGGCTTAATCCATAAGCGAGATGGTTCGCCGTATGATTATTTTTACAACCGTTTTCTTTTTCCAGTTCAAGATGATAAAGGTAATATTGTCGGTTTTGGGGCAAGAAAAAGTAATAGCGACAAGAGCGAAAGCCCGAAGTATCTAAACTCAAAAGACTCTCTCGTTTATAAAAAATCAGAGATTTTATACGGATTGCATCAGAATAAACTTACTATTAAAAAGGCTGATAATGCCTTATTAGTTGAAGGATATACTGATGTAATGACGATGTTTGATTTTGATATTAAACAAGCCGTTGCAAGTTGTGGTACAGCATTTACACTTGATCATGCAAAGTTACTGAAGCGTTATACAGATAATGTAACAATGCTTTTTGATGGCGATGCGGCAGGGATTAAAGCTGCAAAAAAAGCGATTGAACCGCTTTTGATGGCAGGACATAAGGTAAAGGTGTGTCTTTTACCTATTGATTTAGATGCTACAAATGCAGAAATCGAAAAAGCTAAAAAAGCAGATGCTTTTAGCAAAGAAGCGGAGGAGAGTGGTACTTATAATAAGTTCCATGACCCTGATTCTTTTTTGCGAAAGCATGGAAAAAAGGCTTTTGATTTACACGTTGAGGAACTCTCGCAAGATGCAATAATTTGGCGTATTGGTTTAGAGTTTGACGAAAAAAAGACTTCTGCATCGGAACAAGTAAAGGCTTTTGATATTGCTACTAAACTGCTTGGAATGATTGACGAGGATTATCACGAGTTCTATTACAAGGAGTTATCGCAAAAAGATATGCTCGGAACTGGTGCAGGGAAGCGAATCATGAAAGGCTTGCGAAAAGTTGAGCAAATTAGGCAGGAGAAAGCCAAGCAAAAAGATTGGACTCCAGAGCAACTCAAAGATATACAGCTTTACGGTTTAGTGATTGAAGATAAGAAATACAAGGTAGCGTATGGCGCAAATGACTGTTATGAAATTTGCAATTTTTACATGAATCCAATTATGCTCGTCAAAAGTGCTGATGTTGCTTGGCGGATATTGGAAGTTATCAATGAGTTTAATATTAAGCATACGATTAAGATTAACACTGATGATATGGTGGAGTTAGGTAATTTTAAAAAGATTTTAGCGCGCCTTGGTAACTATGTTTACACTGGTAAGCCTGAAAATTTTGTAAAAATCCAACGAAAAATTTACAACGAAACGCCTGAGTGTTATAATGTTAGAAAATTAGGTTGGCAAAAAACTGGTTTTTATGCGTGGGGCAACGGAATTACAACAATTAAAGGAGAATTTAAGCCCGTTGATGAATATGGTGTGGTCGCTCATGGCGAGAATAAGTTTTTCTTACCCGCTTTTTCAAAAATAAACACCCAAGATATGTTTGACGAAGAAACGATGTATGATGAGGAGAAACAGTTTGTGTTTACTCCTGGTCTAATTGCAGATAACCAAGGTAAAGAAATCACTTGGTGTGATTATACTAAGAAATTTGTAGAAGTACACGGTAATAATGGAATTATTGGCTTATGTTTTTACTTAGCGGCTTTGCATCGGAGTGTAGTCTATAAAAGGTTAGATTTTTTCCCTATCTTAAATTTATTTGGACCCAAGGGCGCAGGTAAATCATTCATGGCAAAATCTATAATGTACTTTTTTGGCGATGCTCAACAAGGCTTTAACCTAATGCAAGGAACGCAAGTAGCTTTTTATAGAAAATTATCGAAAATAAATGATGGCTGCGTTTGGTTTGATGAATATCAGAATAATGTCGAAATTAAAAGGGTGGAAGCATTAAAGGATAGCTATGATGGAGGAGGGCATCAGAAAGGCTCTAAGGAAAACGAAGATATGGTCAAGAAAGTAGCTGTAAAATCAGCTATCGTTATGTCTGGGCAAGAACAGCCAACGCAGGATATTGCACTATTTACAAGATGTATTTCTTTGAACTTTCCGAAAGAAGATGAAAACGATGCGCGTGATGCACGAGGTCGTGACCTCCGAAAGATTGAAAAACGCTTACAATTGACACAATTTACAGCGAGAATGTTACAGCATAGAGATTTGATTGATAGCGAGTTCTCAGATACCTTTGAGAAACTCCGACAAGAACTTACTCCGCGTTTGAAAGATTTGAATCTTGAAACATTGATAGATAGAACAATTAATAATTACTTAGTGCCTTTGACGGTATTTAAGATTATTTCGCAAAAAGAAGAATTTGGCTTTACTTACGAGGAATTATTGGCAATTTGCATTGAAAATATCGCTACTCAAACTCGGGCGATGGGTCAAGAAGATGAAGTTTCAACATGGTGGAAGTTAATCTCGTTTTTTGCTTCGACAGGTTTAATTAATCACGGCGAAGATTTAATCGTTCAAAAAGTGGATAAGCTAACCTTAATGAAGCACGACAAAACAACTGAAACAAAGATATTTGAAGGCAATAAAACGGTATTATTCTTACGATTTGATAAGAGCTTCGCGCTCTACCGCGAACATCATAGTCGGCAATATAAGAAGAACGGAATGCCTGAGAGCTCAATTAAGTATTACCTGGACCAACATCATGCAAAAATTGGTATTGTGAAAGGCAAGAAGTTCTCCAATGGCACATTTCTTTGTTGGGCGTTTGACTTAGATAAGCTGAATATTGAGTTACCACTAACGATAGAAGTAAAAGGAGTAGATGGCGAATTGAAAATCTCGATTGAAGAAGAAAATAAACCGCCGTTGCAATCCGCAGGTTGGGATAAGGTAGATTCACTGATAACAGATACTGATTTACCATTTTAGTTTTTTAGGAGTAGGGAAAAGAGCCTTACTCCTAAAAAAAATTTTACTTTGAAATTCCATATAGGCAAAAATCGGTACAATCGGTACAACTTGGTACAATCTCTAATAATATAATTATATAATATTATTGATTATCAATAAGTTAGCTATAAAAACACGGTTGTACCAAGTTGTAAAATAGTTGTACTTTGGTTGTATTCCGTACAACTTGGTACAACCGAGTACAAGTCTAAGGACAAAAAAGACCTTCGGTTGTACGATTGGACAACCGTACAACCGCATACAACCGCTTTTACAACCGCTACACAACCGTAAAATAATACATATATTATTGATTATCAACAATATATATAATTAAATATTTTAAGGTTGTACTGGTTGTACCGATTGTACCGATTTTTGTGTGGTTGTGGAAAAAAAATATTTTTTTATTTAAATTTTTTTAAAAAAAATGACACAAGAAAATTTCAATTACGCCGAAATAATGCCAAAATGGCTCGGCGAACCGATGTACCCGTTTGGACTACCTATAGGTTCTGATAATTATTCTTACGATGGGAATAGTATTTTGAAAATCTACTGCGCTCCACGCGGGGTAGAAGATAGAAAGGTAGCCGCCGCATGGGTGGATTATTATGTGCAAGCTCCAATTTGGGCAATGGACAAGGAAACTTTACAAAAAATCCTCGCTGCGGCAAGCGTTACCGAAAAGATACAATTATGCTTAGAGATTGGGCTTGACCCATTTTAATTCACTTAAAAGTTAATACAAAGGCAAAAAATAGCAATATTACTATTCGTAGTATAAATATAGCTAACTTCTTAAAAATGGAATTGAGTGAAGCACAAGAGAGATTAGAGGGTACTCCATGCCCCAACGAGGCTCTATTATTAAGAACGAGGCTGAATACGATTCGCTATGAATTAATCCCTTTTCTCATAGAAAAAGAACCCTTAGTTAATCCTCTAAATGTAAAATATATGCTAGAAGAGCTACATCGCGATATACAGCGTGATGCGTTACATTATGATAAAAACGAGCTAATCCGCGCAATTGAATACATTAAAGAACTAAATGAAATGATAAAAAACAATAATTAATTCATCTAAAATAAAACAATATGTATTTTAAAGTAAAAAACACAACAAAATTATTTGGACAGCTAAAAGTTATCCAAACACGAATTATCAAAGCCAACGCTGCCGCCTCGGCACTTGCTAAGGAGCTAGGCAACGAAGATTATTATCGAAAAGGCTATCCGTATATCGGTGGAGGAATCTCCGCATTTGAAAGTAAAACTCGACCTAGTGGCTGGGCAAGCATGGCTGCTAAATTTGGACAACCTAACCTCTATATGCCAAAAAAGCACTCTAAGGGCAAGGCACTGTGGGATAAAATAGAAGCTCTACCGCTTGTAAAAAATGAAGAAGTCTATGAAATAATAGGCTATCCAAACGGCTTAATGGTCACGCCTGGCATTCGTTTTGGCAACGAAGTATTCTTAATCCAAATAGACGATACAATTGCCTATACACCCGTAAAAGGTATGACAGAAATCCTGTCTTCGGAATTTAAAAAATTATCTGATTTAATTGATGTAGAATATGTTGAAGACTATAAAGAAGAAAGTACAGAAACTAATTAATTACTATAATCGCGAAAAACGATTTGTAGAGTTACTCGCTGCCGAAGGCTGGCGCAAAACGAGCGAACTCCAATTTGAGTTCGCTGGTAATTATCGCTTTGAAAAAGGCGATTATATCCTTCATCATCAAGTAGGGCAAAAAACAGAATTGTTCTATCAGTATAAAAAAATTGAAGAATATAAGCAATATCTCACGCAGCGCGACATCGGCAGAATATTCTATCTAACTAACACGCAAACAATAAAATCGCAACAGAGCTTGCTAGTTGAAATACTAGATATACTAGATAATGACAGAGAGATACAGCCACATAGCGAGTTACATAAACGATTAAAAGCTATAAATAAATAGTTTATTTTAATTGTGTCGAACGTTACTGCCAACGCAGGCGGCACGTCCAAAACAATCAATTAACCGCAGAACTTTAAGCCGCTTGACGGTGGCAGAGTGTTCTACGAATTTTCTAATCACTTAATTTAAAGTTTATTATGCCTAATTATATCAAAAATTTATTAGTTATTCGTTCAGAAAAAGTGAATGAATTTTTAGACAAAATAAAATCAACAAAACATAATGACGTTCCTGTTGATTTTGAAAAAATTATTGAACCTCCTTTAAATATGTTTCGTGGCAATCTTTCATCTGCCGATGAAGCAAGATGTAAAGAGCAAAATATTCCAACTTGGCTTGACTGGCAAAAGGCGAATTGGGGTACAAAATGGAATGCAATGGAAAGTAATATTTTATTCAAATCAGATAAAATAGTAGCAATTACATTTGATACAGCATGGACTACGCCAAAACCAATTATTAACTGGATTTTTGATTATTTTACATCAAAATCAGATGAAGTTAGTTTTTTTACAGCTTGTGAAGGAGGATATTTTGCTGAAAGAAAATACAAAGGGGAATATGACAATTATGATTATATTTCAGTAGAAAGTAATCCCAAAGATTTTGTTCATTCTCTTTTAGCTTCTATTTCGTAGAACAAATACTTTTACGAAGTGCCGCTCTTGCGGCATTTTCGTAAAAGTATCGTTCGACGCACAACCTGCCGCTTACAATACCTGTCCTTGTCCACCACCTTCTTCTGCTGCAACTTTGCAGCATGAAACGTTCCGAACTCATACAAAAGACTATTCAATTCAAGTCTGATATGCTCACTACTGCCCGCCGTAGTGCCGATGCGCCACAGGGCAATATTGATCGCGAAAAGGGTATTATTAGCAATATGTTAATTGTCCAAGTTGGCGAAGCAAAAGGGCATGAAGTCTTTTGTGACCAACAATTTATCCAAGATGTTGCAACTTACGGGCAATCCCAAACAAAAGGTATCAAATGCCGATTTGGGCATCCTGCAATGTGTGGAAATGATGCACTTGGCACAATGCTAGGTCGTTTCCATAACTTTAAAGTAGTTGGCGATGCTTGTTATGCTGACCTACACCTCTCAGATGTAGCTAAAAAATCTCCACAATATGCAGGTCAGAATCTCTATGATTATATCTTAGAAATGGCAGAAAAAGAGTCCGATATGTTTGGAAACTCTATTGTATTCGCCATAGCAGGATATTTTCAAAAGGATAATAAGGGTAATTCTACGCAAGTAAATTGGGAGTCAGTAGATGCTGGCGAACCCTTATATGTCAAATTTGGTAGCTTACACGCTTGCGATTGCGTGGATACACCTGCCGCTACTGAAGGAGCATTCGCTCCTTCATTCTCACAAGTTTTAAATTTCGATTCTTGGGCAGTACAAGCCGAAGAAGACCTTAATACTAACCCTCATCTTAAAGAATTTCTCATGTCAAATTCAACAGGAATCTTAGCTTTTTTAGCAAAGCAAAATATCTTTAGCAAAGGCAAAAAGCCACTAGAAATAGAAGAAGATACAAACCAAAAGGCATTCTCTTTTGCAGCAAAAGCTACAGATAGCACAGGCGTAGAAGTAGCCGTAACTGCCCAAGAAAATGCGCCTAAAGTTGGTTCAAAACTTTTTACAGCCGATGCAGAAGGCAACAACACACCCGCGCCAGATGGCACGTATGCCATGCCGATTGATGGCGAAGCAAAGCAAGTAACCGTAGCAGATGGCAATATTACCGCGATTGATGCTGTCGTAGCTGACCCAGCTCCTGCTGCTGCTGCTCAACTCTCTGCCGACGAAGCTCGCTTAGAAACGATGTTTTCAGGGATTCTCACAAAGCAATTTTCAGCCTTCCAAAAAGGCATTGATGATAAATTCAGCGCATTAGATAAGCGTATGGAAATTATCGAAATGAATCCTCAAGACCGTGCAGCTTTTGCCCGTGGACAACGCCAAGATAAGCCCGCAGGTGGTAATGCACCAATGAAAAGCTATGAAGCCTTCAATGCAGATATTGCAGCGCAGGTCAAAAGTATGTAATCATAAATTTTCTTAACCCGTAAAAAAAATATAGCTAATGCTTTCATTAGATATTTCTCAACTCAATACGGCTCTTGGCGATTATTGTCGTGATAATGACCAAGACCTAATCCGAAAAATGTACCTCAAACTCCCGTTTGACCGCTACAATGTTTTGGATAATGTTACTGACGAAACGCCACTTCCGAAAATGGAAGTATCGGGCGTTGTTCGTCCAGCACAACCACAAAATTTCATCTCAGGTACTAATAATGTGAAGTTCACAACGCGTATGATGAAAGTACGTGGTGCGGAAATCAACGTTAAATTGATTCCCAAAGAAGCAATCAATAGCTATCTTGGTAAATTCCTTAAAAAAGGAACTGACCCTTATGATATGCCATTCATTTCGGCTATCATGGAAGACATCTTAGCTTCTGCCGCGCATGAAATCACAAAATTAGCGATTTGGAAAGGTGTCTGGAATGCAAATGGTACATCTGCATCAGATGTGTGTGATGGCTTCTTGAAAGTAATCACAGATGCAATTGCCGCTGGCGAAATCTCTACGACGATTGGTAATATGGTCGCTACTGGTGCAATTACAGCGACAAACGTAATTGATAAAGTTGAAATGATTGTAGATGGCATCGCCGAAGAGTGGCAATCAGAACAACTGTATATGTATGTTTCGCCTAAGATTTTCAAATGGTACAAACGTGCTTACCGTGCTATTTATGGTCAAAACCAAGATTATGCAGGTATGGAAAAAACAGGTATGATTCAGCTTGATGGCGAAGATACTTACTTGGTACGTGAAATTGGTTTATCAGGTTCTCAGCGTATTGTTTGTACACCTAAGGAAAACGCGTATATCGGTGTAGATAGCGTCAGCGACTACGGTACATTGCGTACAGAGTTATTCGAGCGTCAAATCAAATTGATGGGCGATGCGAAGTTAGGCACTAACTTCGGACAACTCGTAGATTGTTTCGTTACCAACGACCAAGCCTAACCCCAAAAAAGGCAATTGATAATCATCAATTATCAATTGCCTTATTTTCTTAATCCCAATAAATACTTATTACAATGTGTAATATAGCAGCAGCAATAACAACACCTTGTGGACCTAATCCAGCAGGTATTGCAAAAATGTGGCTCACCGCAGTAGGGAATGTACAATCATTACCCGCAGTGACTGCCGCGACACACCAGTACGATGGCGATATTATCATGGTCGCTGGACAGTGGTTCTATGGTGTATCATTTTTAGAAACGACAGCACGTTTCAAAGAAAACATAACGGGACCCGTCGGAGGTCAATCTATTAGCCTTGTCTTAGAAATCACAGTAGCGGGTAACGAAGGCTCTAAGCGTTCTACCATTAACGGAATGTTAGGTGGTCGTTATATCGCCGTTGTTCAATACGTAGATGGTCGTTATGCAGTATTAGGCTCTAAGACAACGCCAGTGAGATTGGAAAAAGCAGACTACGATACAGGCGTACAAGAAGGAAATGACATCAATGGTTTCAAATTGGAACTCAAAGGGTCACAAGCGCAATACGCGCCATTCTGGTCAGGCTCTAATGCACCAGCTATCTTAAATTAATCTTATTTATTCACAGTCTAAAAATTTTCAGACATGAAATTTTGCGAAAATTCTAAACTCAAAAAGTTTAAGCTAGCAGATGGTATTCCGATAAAGCACAATGTTCTCAAAGCAGGGCAAAAGCGATATGACCTTTGCGAAATCACAGATGCAGAAGCCGCGGAATTGCACCAAATGGGCAATTCGCAAGTTATACCTGTTGCGAAAGCAGATGCAGCTGAACCTGCAAATGTAGTTGTAACCCCAAAAAAGTAAAAAGTTGTCTCATTTTTTGTTACTCAGGTTTTCCGTCTAGCTTTCGGGCTAGACGGTTTTTTTACAAAACCAAGAAACAAAAGCCTTAATTATCTTAATTATTTGAGTGCGTGACATATTTGGGGGATTATAATATAAAAAAAGTTGAGTTTTAAGTAAAAATAGTAACTTTGGATTTTCGACATTCAATAACTACAACTTAAAACTCGATGCAAAGTACAACAGAAACTTTACTTGGCGCAAAATTGCAAGAAGAATTTTCAAAATTATTACAGTATAGCGATAGTTGCATTGCATCAATGAGGGCTACGCATGAGGTAGAAAAGGGTCTTTTATGCTCTCTTTTGCGTATCGGCAAACTACTTTTAGTAACGATTATCAATGCTCAAATAGCGTCATTAGGGAGTCGAAAAGTAGCCCCTATTGAGGATGAATTAGTAGAAAGCAAAGGTGTTTCAAGTCGAGATTATCTAAGTATTTTTGGCAAAATAAGCTTTATACGTCCTAGTTTTTGGAGCAAATTACGGGGTAAAATGTACCTTACAGATGAAGTATTAGAGCTTCCGAAGGGTCAAATGTCGTATGTTTTACAAGAGCTTTTACTAGAAAATGGCTCAGAAAGTGATTATACGGAGAGCGTTAGAGTTATCAATACGCTTTTAGCATTGAACATAAGTGCAAAGAGTTCTGAACGCAACATGAGTGAATTGGGCTGTTTGGTGGATGATTTCTATGCTGAATTTCCCGTTGAAAAAGAATGCCGCCCTGTTTGTTTTAGTGCCTCTTTTGATGGTAAAGGCGTTCCCAAAATCAAGGAAAAAGTCAAGGAAAAAGTTAAAAACAAGGCAAAACCGAAGGGGTCAAAAATAGCCACTAAATCCGTTAGCGATGATAGTGTTTGCCCTAATCCGACGAATGATAATCCGAAAAAACGCTTAGGAAAGGGAGAGAAACGTAATGTCATGCAAATGGCTACGGTCAGTGTTAGCTCGTCTTTTACACCCAAGATTAGGACGAAGGAAAGTATAATTAAATCGTTGATATACAGTCCATTAAGTAAAATAAAGAAGGAAGAAAGTGCTGTGAAAGAGAGCGAAAAAAAACCAATTTTGGAAAAAAAAATGAATGATAATCGTTGGCATCAAGGGATACATCGTCGCGCTTTTTTAGCCGACCAACACAAAGCGGTGGATTATGGAATTAAAAATATTGCTGACCGAATGTGCCATCCAGATAGCCGTTTTGTCGTTCCGATTGACGCAGGAATTGGCTTGGAAGACAAGGTCTTAGAAAGTGTTAAAAAATACAAATTAGAGGCGCATTTTGATGGCATTATTTTGGACATTATCCATGTCAGCGAATATGTATGGCTCGTTGCTAACGCCATTCATGGAGAAAAATCAAAAGAAAAATTCCCCTTCGTTGAAAAAATGTTGGACGATTTATTGGACTCTAAAACGAAACAAGTAATCGAGCAAATCAAACAAGTGCTACAAACTAAAAAGTGGAGTGAACATAAACAAAAACAAATCCAAAAAACGATTACTTATTTTGAAAACCATCAGCACAAAATGGACTACAAAAAATTTATAGAAAAAGGCTACCCTGTGAGCTCTGCATTAGTTGAAGCAGCCTGCGGGCATTTAGTCAAAGAACGAATGGAACAAACGGGGATGCGCTGGTCGTCACAAGGCGCTCAAGATGTGCTCGACGCAAGAGCTGTCAAACAAAATCAACATACTAATAAATTTATGGACTTTGTCAGACAACGTAATAATAAATGAAACAAAACAACAACGTTATATGGGGATTCCCCAAATATGTCACGCACTCTAATTATTTTAATTACCTTAATTTACAATAAATGCTTACCCGCGACATCGCCACACTAAAAGAACACGTTTCTATTAATCGAAATACCGACTGGGTTTCGATTAAACCTTTCGTGAAAGATGCCGAACAAAACTTTATCATCCCAAATCTTGGCGACGATCAATATGACGCACTACTTAATGCGCTCGCCAACACGCCAACACAAGCACAACTAGACCTTATTTATAAAGTCCAACAAGCTACCGCGCACTGGACCCTTTTCGATGCCATTCCTCAGCTCAATTCCTTTGTCTCAAACATGGGCGTACAGCAAGCCGAATCATCAGACGGTACTTCTAAGCCCGCTCCTATGTGGCAAGTCCGCGACCTTCGCGCTTCGCATTACAATCTTGCAGTAAAATACACCGAACAATTACTCAAATTCCTACAAGAAAATAAGGCAGATTACCCACTTTGGGTAGCCTCGCCAGCCTATACCGAATACAACGATTTATTAGTTCGCAACAGCACCGAACTATCCAAATATCTAAACACTGGCGATTCTATACTCACAATGGTCGCCATCAAACCTTATATTTACCAAGCGGAATTTGATTACATCGCGCCTTGTATCTCAACGGAGCTACTTGCCGAAATCAAAACGCAACGCTCTCAGAGCAACCTTAACTCCCAAAATGCAAAACTGCTGCCCCTCGCTCAACGGGCGTTGGCGGCAGCGGCTTTTGCCGAAGCAATCGTATTTTTGCCCGATGTGCTAACCAATGGAGTGCTTACGCTTAATCCTTACGGCAACGTCCAAGCTCCCGACCGCGATACAGATATGCGCTTCGCCAAAAAAGTAACCGCAGCTGAATTATCCAGGGAAAAAGCACTCGCTGATTTGAAGCAATATTTGCATCAAAATATCACAAGCTACCCAACTTATGCTAATTCGAGTAGCTACAATAACAAACAACCTCATTTTAATCTCTTTGAAAATACCAGCGATGGTGCTTTCATGGTCTAAAAATACTTATTATGCCTTCATTTGTAATAGAAAACTATACCGCAAAATCTTGGCGTGTGGTTGATTATAGAGACCCTAGCGGTGTGCCTGAAATGATTATTTCTCCAAAAAACCTCTACCGATTGAAAACGATAGGGGATAGGGCGATTCGCATAGAAACGATAGAGGGAAGACTTGTCATTGAGCTAACAGAAGAACTCTTGACACTACTCGGTTGGAATCCTACCGACCACGAAAACAATACTAACATGCTTTCTAAAATCATTTTTGAGTAATGCAGACAATATACCTTAATTTATTAGAATACGTCAAACGGCAAGGGATTGGAATAATGGCTCTATGCGCCATGACATTTGCTTTTTGGACGCTCATGCAACAGATGAAATCTGAAATGCAGCTACAAATTAATGAACTAAGCGTCAAGCTCGACCAAGCTAACCAACGTTTCATCTCACACCTCGAGGGCGACTGCAAACGCCTAACCGAAACCATAGAAAATTGTGGCTGCGACCCGCCAGCCAGAGCAAGAAATAAAAATTAATTGTGCTTATACACCTTCCTGCAAAGTGAGGTGTATTTTTTTTGGGCAAAATTTGGCATCAAAGATTTAGCAAAGGCTGCCGAGCAGCTATAAGACATTCCAAGTTTAGTGGAATTAAATTAACATCATTAAGCCAGCTTCTTTTGAAGTTGGCTTTTTTTATTTATACCTATCATTTTCAGCTTAATATACATAAAATAAATATGTATTTTAATATTTGCATTATATAAATAACTGATTTATCTTTGTGGCGATAATTAGCAACATCCACATTTAGCTATTTCAAAGAAATTTGAGCCTCGTTGAGAGTAAGGGAGTGGATGCCCAAACTTTTGATGGGGCTTTTTTAATGTATTTTATAAAATGAATTATTTATTAAATTTTAATGAGGTAGAAGTTAATTTCCCTACCGATGAAAAAGGAACTATTTACGTGCCCGTAAAACCTATTTGTGAGGTGCTTGGAATTAATCATGACACGCAACTTAATTCAATGAAATCGCACCCAATTTTAGGTTCAGTTACCGCTCTCAGGGCGGCAACTGGAGCAGATGGTAAGGAGTATCAAATGGTGTGTTTGCCACTAAAATATGCCTTGGCTTGGTTACTCGGTATTGATAGCCGCAATGTGAAACCCGAAGCGCAAGAAGCTGTAATGAAATACCAGGTCCTTTGTTATGATACCATATATGATAAGTTTTTTTTAGAGCCAGAACGCCAAAAAGAAAAATTGATTTTGATACTTCAAAAAGAAAATCAAATCGCCACACTGGAACAACAACGAAAAGATTTGTCTTTGCTGATTTCTCAAGAAAAGAAAAACTTAGAAGAATTTAAAAATTCGGACGTTAATCAACTCAAATTAGATGTTTAAATTTTTTTCAAAAATAATTCAAAAAAAATTTGACTTTCTCAAAAACATTA